TCTAAAGAACCTAATTCTTTCATAACTAATTTATAGGGGGGCTTGGTTTTGGTTCGTAAATAATTAGTGGTAAATCTTTTACCCAAATAAACTCTTCGTTTGTGCAATTAGCCATTTCCTCTACTGATATAACCCATTGGTTTTCAATAGCTGTTTCAACAGGATTAAAATAAGAATCTGGAGCATACATTTGTCCTACTAATTCATCTTTTTGTTCTACTGTTAGAAGTCCTACATAAGTAGTGTATTCTGCTCTTGTTATATCTGTTAGTTTCATAATTTATATTTTTTAAACATTTCTACCTAAAGTTACTTGGAAGGCATTAACTGCATTGTAAAAAGCTAATGCTTCAGCATCTGTAAGACCATCTCCTATTGATGCAAATGCACATTCTCTATTTGAATAATATAAAACACCTGTATTATATCTATAAGCTGCTAAAGAAAATTGATTATTTGGCAAACCACTTGATGGAGTTGTACCTGTTGCTACACTTGTAGCATTCTTAAATAATTTTAAAACACTTGCAGCAGTTCTACTTCCTAAATAAAATCCTAAAGAATCAGAATCAGTATAAGTAGTATAAGTATTTGTTGAATTTATAGCTAAATAACTTATTCCTGATGTCCTTAATTGTAATATACTTACAGGCGTAGCACCACCACCTGTTGAAGTTCCTACTTCTATTCCAACTGTATTACTATTAGTTCTTGAATAATAAGATATATGATTACTATTTTGAGTTAATATTGAACTTGGAATTAAATTAGTATCCGCATAGGCATTAATTCCATTAGGGGTTGCACCTGTTGAACCATGTGTCCAACCACCTACAAAACTTAGTCTAAAGGCTGCATTGGTATCAGCAGGATTTTTAAGGTTGAATTTTTGAGATGTTGCTGTACTTCCTACCATTGGATAAATAGCTTTAAACTTAGTCCAAATGTTAGCACTCTTTAAATTAACTACCAAAGTATTAATAGCAGTCGCTTCTGTGCCACTAATACCACTAGCTGTTATAAACGCTTGAGCATCGGCATCGTTAGCCGCACCGCCATTCCTACGCTTAATTCTAAACGGACTTATTGCTTTTCCGATTATCATTTTAGTATAAAATTACTGAGCCACTTGTTAAAGTAATTGCGCTAATTTTAGTTCCGTAAGGTGCTACGTGTAACTCACCAGTTAACAAACTAACTGCACTAATTCCTAAGGTAGTCAATAGATTGCTAGTTGCACCAGTCGTTAAATCAGTACCCGTTAGAGTTGCTATAACCGTTGCTTCACGAATATAAATTTGTGAAAAATTAATTGCAGTAACAGCTCCCGTTCCCGTAACTGTTCTACTTCCGTTTAAACCGCCCATACGGTTAATCATTGTATCGTTTATCTCTTGTGCCATTTTATTTTGTTTTTAGTATATTAATTAATTCGTCAATTGTTTTATAATTTATTTCATTCACACTCGTATTTGGATAATCAAAATAGTAAGTGCCGTATTCCGCTAATGTTAAATGTAAAGCCAATTCATCTAATTTTTGTACATCAATTATCTCAGCGTTTTCAATATTTCGCCAGCTTATTGTATTATCTTTTTTAATTAAATTTTCCATTAGAATTTTTGTATAATTAGTGAACTCATAACTGTACTTTGTCCTACCGCTGCATTTTGAAAAGCTGCAATTATATATTGATTAACTGTCCAATCAATGTTTAAATTACTAATTCCATTTGTGCCAGTACCAACCTCACTACCTGATGATGAAACTGTATTTATAGTTTCGCTAATAGTAGTTGACTTAATATAAATACTTTTTTCCATTGCATAATAAGAAGCCGATGTACTTTGTGTACCAACAAGCGTAGCACCTGTTAAACTATTAGTTGTATTTATATAAAAATAATTTATAGCCGTTCCTGACGCTGTACTTCTAATTGCTCTATTTAATAATTTAACTACGTCCCCAGTTGCATAAGTATTAGCTGGTATTAATACTGACTTCATTAAAGTAATAGCAGTTGTACCTGTTAAGGCTGCACTATCAGTAATGTCTTTTGAAATTACTTGTAAAGAATTATTAGTGCTACCTAAAAAAGATAGGTTTTGTAATTGAGTAACTCCGTCGCCAATTTTGTATGTGCCTGTTTGCTCTAAATAAATAAGCTGCCCTACATTTAAAACCAAAGTAGGGTTAGCAGCGAAAAAAGCAGCGTTCTTATAACCTAATTTTATATTTACATTTGCCATTAAACTATTGGATCTATTATTGTTGCTGTATTACTGTTTATTGTATCTATAATCTGTTGTAACACTTCGACTGTGTAAGTTCCCGAAGTGTAAAATGTTTGTAATGTATTACCACTTTGGTCTTTAATGTCAACTTGGAATGTGCCTACTATTTGATTTATATTACCACCTACATAAATATAATTATTATCTAAGATGTTACCGCTATCAATAGGTAAATTACACCCATCGTTACCCATTGCAGAACTAATTGTTAAATCAAAAAAGTGTCCACTAACATCGTCATCGTTACGCTCAGTAAAATCTGTTAAAGAAATATTTGCATCAAATTTAAAAGCACCTAAATAACCGCTATTACGCACTTGTCTAAGATAGTTTGGCACATCGTAACAAATACGCTCAGTATCACTAAGCACTTGGTTAATATTGCTTATATCCTTATTTACTAAATCACTAATCACAATCATATACTTGCGACTAACTACATTGTCAGTAACGCTGCTACCTTGCAATATAACATTCATAAAAGGATAAACAATTTCTACATTTGTGTCCGCTTCTGATTCATCACCAAAGTAAAATGAGTTTATGCCTTTGTGCTTTAACGCAAAGTTTTTAAATAATTCTATATCTTGGTTAAGTGTTATCATTTACTCTTCGTGTCTTCTCCAATAGTTAAAACGATTAAACTCTTCATTCCCAAAATCTAAGTCACCACGCATAGCCACACCGTTAGTATAATTTCTAACTGTTGGATTCATTCCTGTATTACTTGTTTCTAAATATTTTGGAAACGTTGTTGTATTTTCAATTAAATAATCAGTTACTAATTGTGCGTAACGTTCTGCATGAATGCGCCATTTATCCATTAGGAATTTAACATCACTAATATCTGCTGAACTTGAATCCGCTGAACCTTTTACTTGAATACCCTTGTTTTGATACGCAAATTTAAAGTCAGGGCTTGCTTCCATTTTAACGTACCAACATAAAGCCTTTGCAATATAATCGTTTATAAGTGCTTTCTCATTTGGATATAAAGCCATTGTTGGACTTGCAATTATTTTAGTTTTTAAATCATTGTATAATTGTGTGCCTAATATTTTTTGTATATAAATATCTTGCACCATAATAATAGTGCTTTCTAATTTTTTCCAATCCACGTTGCCATCGACACCCGCCAATTTTTTAAAGTAGTCTTCTTGTATAAATAAAACGTCAGCCATTGTTTATTTTTTTTTATTTCGTACCCTAGTTTCGGCATACCATGAATGGTTGCAAGTGCTATCTATAAAGCTACCTTTGTTAGTAAATCCACCACGATAGTCCCACGCATTATCTCCAAAGTCATTAGACATATTATCAATAGCTTCAAATTCCCAACTCATTCCTTTATTTGTTAAACCTATTGTATCTTTGCAAAAATCATGAGAAGTGCTTAATAAATTTTTACTTATTTTATTTGGGTTACTTGCATAACTTACACCCTCGTTTAAATCGTAAGTATAAACAGTATAAATTTCTCTACTTACAATCGGATCGGTTGGTTTATCCAATGCCTTTTGAGTAGGTTTAAAGCCATCAACTGAATCAGTCAATAATTCTTTATCAATTAATCGTGCTATACTTTGCTCAACTTTATAAAATTCGCTTTGAGTAATCTTTGCAATTTCATCAATAGACATACTAGAATTGCCTTTTAAGGCAGTTAAAACAGCATTATCTAGTTCTTCTACACTAATCACTAAAGCATCAGCAAACTTCATTATTTGACGTTCGTATTTTAATGCTTCGTTTGAACTTTTTACTCGTTCTCTTTTAATTACTGTATAAGTTGTGGGGTCTTCAATGATTGCACATTTTTCTAAGTGCGCTAAGAATTTATCTTTTTCTTTTGACATTTTAACTTCAATGCCTAATATTTTTTTAGCTTGCGTTTCGTCAATTCCATAAGCTGTCAATCTAGTTACTGCTAAATGTTCGTTAATTTTGCCCTTAGTATAATCCCTTACAATACGATACATATCGGCATTATCCGCAGCACTTAACCCTGTTAAATTATCGTTTGTTATTGTTGCAGTTATTGGTAATGGCTGTCCGTTTATATCCGTTGGAATGGCTGTTAATGGCTCATATCCTTTTAATTTTCTACGTTCATCCTGTGTTAAATCTGCATCATTTGATAAATCTGCGCCAATTAAACTAATAGGCTCAAACATCATTTCTAAATATTCACCAGTCTTTAAAAATGATAAATAAGATAAAAATTCTAATAAGTCAGTTTGACGTGGCTCAATATATCCTTTTACAAATAACTCTTGCAAGATTAACAAGTCAGGGCTACCACTTAAAAATGATTCATCAAATTTTATATTAAATAATTCGGGGGCCATTTCGTGGCCCGCAAATATTTTTTTCATTGCACGCTTTGAAGTAAACAAAAATTTCTCAGATAAATCATTTACAGATACATCAACTACTTCGGGTGCTTTGTCATCCCTATCAGAGTGTGTAATCATTAAACTTTCGCCATTCTCGCCTGTGTAAGTACCTTTAAACGAACGCTCGATTGAATTGATCATGTCATCGGTTGGTTGACCGTTAAAAAAGTTTATTATTTTACCAACTGAAAAACCGCTGCTAACATAATTCTTATTGAACGTACTAATGTCCACATCGGTATTAATATCATTTACGATACTTTGATATTGTGCAATAGGGTAAACGCTTTCTAATTTACTTGCACTTGCTGTATAATATTTAAAATCAATAAAGAATGTGCCAGCAGTTCCGTTATTTTCAAATTTATTGATACACTTAATATCTTTTGACTGAGTATTTCTATTCCAATTTTTACTAAAATATAATTTAGTTTCACACTCAGATATTCTACAATTAGCAGAATTTAAAAAGTACATTTCAATTGGCTGCCCTTGTAAATTAGTTATTACTTCTACATAAACACCATTAAATAATTCAGTATTTAAACTTACTTTTTTACCAGCTTGATTTAAAGTTTCTTTACGGTTAAAATTATCAATAAACGTGTCAACTTTAATTGTATCAACTTCATTAACTGCCTTTAATCCTTTGCCCCAAATGTAACGTGCTTTACGGTTAACAATAGCCCTATGCTCAGGATGCTCGTTAAATAATCTAACTAATTCCTGTGGATATAAATTATCCTTACCATATTTAATATATCCTTTATTGTCTTCGCTAAACGTTAATTTAGGTAACGCTTTAAACGTTAACATATGCTTGTTGTCAATGTATTGAAATTTAGCCGCCATATACTACTGTATTGTTTTCGTTGCCAGTGTAAACTGGGTAATCACTTAATTGTGATACAACGTTTAATTTTCCTTTATCAATTAAATTTAATGCTAACAACGGATTCAAGTTTGTCGTACTTGCTTGCTCGTAAACATTGTATTTGTAAAAACCACTTAATGTTAAACTAAAAGTACCATTTAATAAATTTTCAGTTACGTTTTCTATAAAATCAAACTCATTATAACGTAATTTATTAGCACTTATATCCGCTGCAATAAAGCATTTTACTGCATTACTCATATCGTTAGTAACCTCAAATAAATACTTTGCATTCGTTAACGTTGTCTTTTCAGATAGCGTTAATATTACTTTGTTAGTTGTATTTTTATTTATTAATATCACTAATATAATATAGTATTTTTTTAAACTTT